GGTACAGAAAAAGATTATGTTATCGCATCTGATACCGATTCAATCTATCTCCGTATGGGTGAACTGGTTGATAAGTTTATCAAAGATAAGTCCGACAAACAGAAAGTCATTTCTGTTATGGATAAAATCTGTGAAGAAAAACTACAACCTTATATTGACAAATCATATGAAGAGCTGGCTGTTTATGTTCACGCTTACGACCAGAAGATGCAGATGAAACGTGAAGGTCTTTCTGACAAAGGTGTGTGGACTGCCAAGAAACGATATATTCTAAATGTGTATAACAACGAAGGCGTTCAGTATGCCGAGCCTCACATGAAAGTGATGGGTCTTGAGATGGTTAAATCATCTACACCATCGGCTATTCGTGAGAAGATGAAAGAAGCAATTAAATTAATGATGACTGGTACTGAAGATGATGTACAAAACTTTATTGCCAAATTCAGAGAAGATTTTAAAAAGTTGCCACCAGAAGAAATATCATTCCCACGTGGTATGAATGGGTTGGCTACATATTCAGATTCGGTAACCTTGTTTAAAAAAGGTACACCAATTCATGTTCGTGGTGCCATCATTTACAACCACAATCTAAAACAACTTGATTTGGAAAAGAAGTATCCTCGTATACAAGAAGGTGAAAAGATTAAATTTACCTATCTAAAGATGCCAAATCATTTTAAATCGGATGTGATATCCTATCCATCTAGGTTACCAAAAGAATTCGAGCTTGACAACTATATCGATTATGATGTACAATTCGATAAAGCATTTCTGGATCCAATTCGTGTAATTTTGGATTGTATGCAATGGCAACCAGAGAAAACTAACTCACTTATGGACTTTTTCGGATGATTTTTTTAACATTTCTAACAGCAATGGCCTTATCAGGTGTTGCTGCTTACTATTCAGTTATAGGTTTGGCAGCCATATTTCCTGGTTCATTCTGGCCAATTATTATTATGGGTACAACTCTTGAGGCTGCCAAACTTGTAACTGTATCTTGGTTATATCGAAACTGGAAGGTTGTACATATTGGTATGAAATCATACCTAACGGCTGCAACAGTTATTCTAATGTTGATTACTAGTATGGGTATTTTTGGTTATCTATCTAAGGCACACTTAGAACATTCATCAGATACTGCACCAATGGCAAGCAAAGTAGAATTAATAAATGAAAAGATTAAAGTTTCTAAGGAGAATTTAGATGCGAATCGTAAAGTCATCAAACAGATGGATGAGATGGTCGACCAAACTATGGGTCGCAGCAATGATGAAAAAGGTATTGCTAACTCCGTGGTCATTAGACGGAACCAACAGAAAGAACGCAGCCGTATCCAGGCTGAGAACGAAACCTACCAGAAAACAATTTCTCAACTCACAGAAGAAAAATTCCCGTTGCAGATTGAGTTACAGAAAGCGGAGTCAGATTTTGGACCAATTAAATATGTTGCCGAGCTCATTTACGGTTCAGGAGAAAAAGATATTATAGACAAGGCAGTTAGACTTGTTATAATGCTAATTATGGTCGTATTTGACCCTCTGGCTATATTGTTATTGATTGCTGCCAATATGTCGATGCAACCCCAAACAAGAAAACAACCAGATTTAGTTTTAGATGAGCCGTTACCAGAAGAATTTACTGTACCAAAGGTTGCTGATGTAATACCTGAAGTAGTTAAAGAACCTGAATTGGAAATACCTGTATTTGTTCCTAAACAAGAAACAGTAAATGTGGAAAAAAATAATCTAATTGTTTTGGATGAAATGACAGGTGAAACTATGCCAGCCATAACAGAACCAACACACGAAAAAGTAGAAATACATCATGCTCCAGGTGTTTATGAAGAACATCATGTACCTGTTAAAACACTTGAACCTAAGTATGATTATAATGAACCATTTGCATTTAAAGAGAAGGATAATAAATGAGTATACTTGACAAAATTAAAAAGAACAGTTCGATTAAAGATTCGGCTATTCTGGCGAAATCTAAATTCTTTAACAACAAAGATATGATTCAAACCGCTGTGCCTATTATTAATGTGGCACTTTCTGGTAAGTTAGATGGTGGTCTAACTCCAGGTCTTACAATGTGGGCTGGTCCATCCAAGCATTTTAAGACAGCATTTTCGTTATTGATGGCCAAATCTTATATGGACAAATATGAAGACGCTGCTCTTTTGTTTTATGATTCTGAGTTTGGTACTCCTCAATCCTATTTTGATTCTTTTGGGATTGACACTAATAGGGTGCTTCATACTCCGCTTACTGATATTGAACAACTCAAGTTCGACATAATGTCACAGTTGACACAATTAGAACGTGGTGATAAATTGATTATCGTTATTGATTCAATTGGTAACTTGGCATCCAAGAAAGAAGTTGATGATGCACTAGATGGTAAATCAGTTGCTGATATGTCTAGAGCAAAACAAGTTAAGTCCTTATTCAGAATGGTGACACCACATCTATCATTAAAAGACATTCCTATGGTTGTTGTCAATCACACATACAAAGAGATTGGAATGTTCCCTAAAGATATTGTGGGTGGTGGTACAGGTTCTTATTATTCTGCTGATAATATCTTTATTATTGGCCGTCAGCAAGAAAAAGAAGGCACCGATGTTATCGGTTATAACTTCATTATTAATGTGGAGAAATCTAGATATGTCAAAGAAAAATCGAAAATCCCTGTTACTGTTTCTTTTGATGGTGGTATTTCTAAGTGGTCTGGTCTACTTGACCTTGCACTTGAGTCCAAGCACGTGGTCAAACCAACGAATGGCTGGTACAGTAAAGTTGATCCAAACACCGGCGAAGTAGAAGAAAAGAAATATCGCATCAAAGATACAGATACAAAAGAATTCTGGATGCCTATCATCAAAGATAAAGCATTTCAAGATTTTGTTGAAAACAAATATCGTGTTGCTTCAGGTAATATTATGTCGAGTGATATACATGAAACATTTGAGGTAGAAACAAGTAACGGAGTTGACTAATGAGTGATGAAGAAAGTCGAATTAAACATTCGAAACGAATTCTAAAAACAGAAAACACAATTAAAAAACAAACTAAGATTGCCAAGACACACGGTATCGATGTTAAAGAACCACACAAGTTAGCCAAACATCATGCACTAGATTGTGGTGTACCAAATTGTCCTATGTGTTCATCACCACGTAAAGTGAGTGGTATAAAAACTAAACAGGAACAATCTTTTGAACAAACGGAGAAATGGAATGATTGAGGGTATAGATTATTGTTTCATCTATCCAAAAGAAGATGGTACAGCGGTACATATCAAATTTTTGGAAGGACCTTATACAGGTACCATTTTTAAATATGGCAAAGTAAAATTTAAGGAAGAAAATGACCAGGTCTATTTACTTTTTGCTTATGATGTGTTAGAATCACCAGTTAAGAAGCCAGCTAAACTGGAAAAAGATAATGACTTTAAAAACTACCTCGGTGACTTGTTAGTGGAATTAATGTCATCCAATATTGAACAGGAAATTATTGATGAAACTGGAACAGACGATATTAAAGAATCTAATTTACAATGAAGATTACCTACGAAAAGTATTACCATTTTTAAAAGAAGATTATTTTACTGATAGAACCGACAGGACAATTTTTAATGAGATTTCATCGTTCACGGACACTTACAATTCAACACCAACGATTGAAGCAGTTGTATTGGCCGTCAAAGAAAGGCGTAATCTTACAGCTGATGAAGTTGAGAGATGTGAGACTACTCTCAAAGAGATTGAACAAACTAAAGGCGAAGAATCCAAGATTCAATGGCTTGTTGACAAAACCGAGCAATTCTGCCAAGAGAAAGCCATATACAACGCTGTATTGGGGTCTATTTCAATCTTGGACGGTAAGGACAAGACACATGAGAAAGGTCAGATTCCCAAGATATTATCGGACGCTTTGGCCGTAAGTTTCGATAACTCAGTTGGCCACGATTACCTGGAGAACAGCGATGAAAGATATGAATTTTACCACAGAAAAGAAGAACGAATTCCTTTTGATTTGGATTTCTTTAACCGTATTACAAAAGGTGGGCTTCCTACTAAGACACTCAATATTGCTCTTGCTGGCACTGGTGTTGGCAAGTCACTTTTTATGTGTCATTGTGCCGCTGGAGCTATGTCGCAGGGTAGAAATGTACTCTATATCACTATGGAAATGGCTGAAGAAAAGATTGCAGAGAGAATAGACGCAAACTTATTGAATGTCACCATTGATGATTTGGTAAATCTACCAAAAGATATGTATGATAAGAAGATTGCCAAACTCAGAGAGAAAGTCGTTGGCAAATTAATCATCAAAGAATATCCAACGGCGTCAGCATCCGTAACACACTTTAGAACATTACTCAATGAACTCAATCTTAAAAAATCTTTTGTACCTGATATTATTTTCGTTGATTACCTCAATATTTGTTGTTCTTCTCGTATTAAAGCTGGATCAAACATCAACTCTTATACCTATGTCAAGTCGATTGCCGAAGAACTGCGAGGTCTTGCCGTTGAATGCGGAGTACCAATTGTTTCGGCTACACAAACCACTAGGTCGGGTTTTACCAGTTCAGATCCCGGACTTGAGGACACAAGTGAGTCTTTTGGTCTGCCAGCAACCGCTGACTTGATGTTTGCTCTAATTTCTTCCGAAGAACTGGAAGAACTTGGACAGATTATGGTTAAACAATTGAAGAACAGATATAATGACCCAACATTGTATAAACGATTTACACTAGGTGTTGACCGTGCAAAGATGAGACTATATGATGTTGAACAATCAGGTCAAGATGGACTTGCTGATGCTGGTATCATAGATAAACCAGTTAATACATTTGGTAATCGTGAGAAACCACAAAAGAAATCATTTGATGGATTTAAAGTATGAACTTAACATTTGATGAAGCAGTTCATTGTGCCAAAGCCTTTGAAGATTACTTTGGAAACTTTGACCGCATAGATGAATACATGCGTGACCAAAAGTTGAATTCACTTTCTGAGTTACCATCTAATCCATTATTTCCAATCGAAGATGATTTGTTCCAAGATTTCACAATGCATCCTAAAGACATGAACTTTGAGGTGTGTGAAATTGATGCTGATACATGGACAAATCTATTGAATATTACCTCATCACACATCAACATTGCACCCGTTGGTCGTAATGTAAAATTGGCTGTCAAAGAGACCACTACAGGAAAGTATGTTGGTTTCATTCGTGTTGGTTCACCAGTAATCAACTGTAAACCTCGTAATGATATGTTAGGACAAGTGTTTACACAACAACCTGCATGGGGTAAACGATTTAATGATTCTGCTATGATGGGTTTTGTTATTGTTCCTGCACAACCATTCGGTTATAACTATCTTGGTGGTAAACTTTTGGCTGCAATCTGTACCTCACATGAAGTGCGTGAGATTGTGAATAAGAAATATGGTATGAATCTGTGTTTATTTGAGACTACTAGTTTGTATGGTAGTTCTAAGACAGTATCACAATATGATGGTATGAAACCATATATTAGATATAAAGGTCTAACTGATTCTGATTTTCTACCAATGATGCACGGTAAACCTTATTCAGAACTCCGTGATTATGTACAATCGAGAACTGGTCCTTTGGTTGAAGAAGAAGCATCAAGTAAAAAACTGAAAATCTCCATGAAGATTATATCCTTAACCAAAGCAGCACTTAAAGGTACAACTGAAGGAGGGACATTCCAAGCAACGATTGAGAAGGCTAAAGGGTTGACAGAACAAAAAAGATACTATATAAGTGACTATGGTTTCAA